AAAGAAGAAATAAATTTGGTATTGTTAACATGTGGAGAGCGGGCAGAAAGAGTTACTAAGTATGCGCGAAATTATGGATCGCACCATAATCGACCGCCTGACCCACTTCTCCGGTAACCGCACCGCAACAGCAAAATCACTTTCCATCAGCGTGCGCAACCTGCGCATCCACCTCGAGAAGTTCCGTGCTAGTGGCAACTGCAATCCCCTATTCACTAAACGTACAAACCCCGCAAAACCTAGGAGCCCCGTAATGAAAAAGACCAGCCCCCTAGAAGATGCTGCCTTTGAATATGCCCTCGGCAACACCGACTCCTACAAAGCATACATCGAAGGTGCCGCATGGCACAAAGCCGACCTAGAAACTGCCAACAAAAAACTTGACATAGCACTAAAAGCACTGAAAGCCATCCAAATAAACGAAATCCACGGCGGCGAAAACGAATATCTCATCGCCGACCGCGCCTTGGACAAAATAGATGAAGTTAGAATTTGAACGCGACGAATACTACTGGATGCTAGTAGCCTTCTGCACATGCACGATGATCACCACAATCACACTCGTATATCTACTGGTCGAACTGTTCGCTAAATAAAAAACGACCCCCGATGCCACTCACCTGGGAAGGAGAAAGTTCATCAAGGGCCGCGGTCCCTTTTGCCTTTCCTTTTATCCTTGCGGGGATTGCGATTTCTGTTTTTGGAGGTTTTGGCAAATTCCTAAAAAAGAAAAATGAAAAACCCACAAAAAATAAAAAGAAAAACAATTCTGCTGTAACAAAGTGATTTGGGCTTTGTCAACAGTAAAAACGCCAAAGGGAGCGCTAATGGCTCCCCTGACGTGGTATAATTGAGGTGGTGTGGTAAAAAACCTCAAGAACCTTTTAATTATCAGCGACACTCAGTCGCCTTTTCACCACAAAGATACTATCGATTTCCTTACCCATGTCAAGAGACACTTCAAATGTACTGACTTCCTGCACATCGGTGACGTATGGGACTTTAAATATTTATGCCGCATAGGTAAAGCATTTCTAGATCCCGATGACCCGGTGACTCCAACGCAAGAATACGAACAAGCTTTAGAGTTCACGAAAGAACTCACATCAAAGTTCCCCAAACTGCAGATCTGCCATTCGAACCATGGCGCCAGGATATTTAAAAGAGCAAAGGAACATTTTATTCCCCACTTTCTTATCCGTGACTATAAGCAAATCTTGCAACTCCCGGAGAATGTCAATGTTGCTCGACGTTTCATCAAGTACGGTGGCAAGGTAGTGCTCGAACACGGTGACCGGGTAAGCTCGGGCGTAAATGCTGCGATAAAACTCGCTATAGCTAATCGTAGAAGTACTGTCATCGGTCATCATAGTGGCCACGGTGGAATTACATATCAAACTAGCATGGTCCCTGGCAATCGCAACAAAGATATACGAGAACAAATCTGGGGCATGAACGTAGGTTGCATGGTTGACGAGACAAGCTATGGAATGGCTTGGGCCAAAAATTTCACGAGCAAATTAATTTTGGGGTGCGGAGTAATTACGTGGGATGGCAAAAAACCAGTCCCTCACTTTATTCCATATGACTAAAAATGTTAGAAAAAACACTTGTCACAATATCACATCCTCGGATAAGCAAGTCACTAGAGTGGACCCGCCCGTTTCTAGAAAGCGTAATGGAAGGATCAAACACAGACGTCTTAACGCGTATTACTGCCGTCGTACCAAGAAGTTATATGCGCCAGCACCAAGAGGGCAAACTAACCCAACACGATCACAATGATTTTAGAATCTCAATTCATCTCGGCTACTACAGTTACAAGATCAAAAACAAAAAACTAACTCAAGCAAAATACTATAAATATTCACGACTTGACATACTTCACACCCTTGCCCACGAACTCGCACACTTCATGCTAGTGCCACAAGGGCCAGCCAAGTGGACTTCGCACAACTGCGACCACAAAATTTTGGAATGTTTTATTATGAGCTCCTTTGCTATGCTACTTAGTGAGCAAGGGTATATAAGCGAGGAACAGGAGTTACTAGATGACAAGAGGAATGAATCGTCTGTCAGGCCCCGAAAGCAATGAAGCATCTGCAACAGGTGAATTCGAACCTACCACAGTAACAAAGACTGGCACTAAGACAGGTCTCGATACAATCTCAGTCAACAACTTAGTCCCCGAAGCCTACGATTACATTGATTTAAGTTATACAGGTAGTGACTTGACTGGTGTGGTCTACAAACAAGGTGGCAGTGGAGGCACAACAGTCGCTACTCTAGTACTCACATACACAGCAAACGTACTTCAAACTATAACGAGAACATAGATGGCCATAAGTTGGACATTCAATCCATTTACCGGCACGCTTGATGCCATCTCTAGTGAAGCAGCTGATCTAGCAACACATATAGCTGACAGTACTAATCCGCATTCAGTCACGTTCACTCAATCAGTTGCAGCCGATGGAGCTACAGACATTTCAGCTGCAGAAGCAGAAGAGCTTACTGACGGCAGTGTAACATCACTTCATTCACATGCAGGCGGCGGATACACCGATGAAGATGCTCAAGATGCAGTAGGAACCATCCTTACAGATACAACTACAATCGACTTCACTTACACTGATGGTGCCCCCACAATTGAAGCAGATGTTATCCCTGGTGGAGTAGATCACAACAGTCTCGACAACCTCGATGTCGGTGACGTTCATACTCAATATTTAAATGAAACTCGTCATGATGGGCTCGCTTCTGACAATCCTCACTCAGTGACTTTCACTCAGGCAGTAACAGCTGATGGCACTACAGACATTTCTGGAGCAGAAGCTGAGACTTTAACAGATACAAGTAATGCGGATGCTCTTCATGAACATGCTGCAAGTAATATTACAGTCGATGACACTAATTTCACATGGTTTAGTTCCACGGATCAACAATCTTGGGATGAAGAATTAGATGCGTTCCTATTCACTATTTATCCACCAGCTGAGCAGTTGGACGACATGGACATAGATACTTCGGGAGTATCAGGAAAATTGTCATTTGGTGCAAGTAATTCAGTTCCTGGATACACAAATTGTAGTGGCATCGGTTCTCGTCCTGCAGTAGATATCAATGAAGCTTTCAATGACAGTGGTGATAGAGCTGGCATCTTTACAGGTAGTGCTGATTGGACCGGAACTCTCAATGAAGATGCGGCTAGTACTGATAATTACCCGGCTAATAGTTTTAGGGATATAGGACAAACACTTTACTTAGAACTTAACGGGACAATAGTTCGTACATTAGATTTATCAAGTGAGACTGGTGCAGTTAATGATGGTACTAGTACAAGTGGATTCAACATCATTGCAAAAACACAAGGAACGGATACGCCTTTCTTTTATAGGACGGGTTCTTACAGAATCGACTCGGGTGATGTTAATTTAGTCTCGGGCTGGAACTATTGTAGGGTATATGACAATCAGGGAACTCCACAAAGTACCAACTACGTAGATTGGATTAAGGATGTAGATTATACTAACGCTACATCATTCAGTGGTGAAACGTTAGATAATCTTTCTATGGCGGGATCGAAATGGTTGAGCGGCGTGCAGTGGTACACCTCAGGAGACGCCGATTATGATATTACAATTTCTAACGCATACAGAAATTCCTATAGTTCTAGTGCAAGTGCTCTCAATTATAGCGGCACTAACTGTACTGCGAGTGATTCATCTATTCCTAATATGAGTGATGAAACAGATGACATCACAATCACAAATAAGACAGTTACTATCAATGCCACAAGATTAGTTGATGGTGACATCAGTATGGAAGTTCAAGTAGATAGAACTTTGGCTTCTGATTTAACTTCTACTGGAGCTACTATTTCTAGTATCTTGATGGATAATGCATCAGCTTCTCCGACTGATACGTATGATGATTTCGATGATGAAGGCTACAGACTGCCTTCTAATTTTAGTATTACTTCTACTTCTTATTCTTCTGGCCCAAATAACGGCCCTGTAACTTGGGACGAAACAATCTCCCTGATCAGTGCAACAGCAGGTTATAGCGATGGACTTCAAGTTGTTAACGACAGAGTCGAGTATCCCGATTATGATTGGTCATCAGTTACCTATCAACCAGGAACTGCTCCTAATTATACTACTGCTAGTGGTGATCGTGTTTATATTAGATACTTTTACAACGCTTCTTCCAGGCAGAATTTCCTTTTTAATTTTAATGTCACTTCTTCTACTTTTGTTAGTGTTGCTACTGGCCCTAGTTCTAACAATATAACTTGTGAACTCTTGGCACCAAATACTACACAAGATGGAGTAGGTACAATTGAGTGGAAAGACGCTGTCACAGCCTACACAGACGATGATTCTATAGGGTGTTACAGCTCATCAGTAGGTAGCACCATTCCTACCAATTGGGGTGTAACTTTGGGGACAAGATCAACCTCAACTTCAGGATATGCATGGTGCATTCGTATAACAGCAGCAGCAGCTTGGGCAGGGAGGATAAATAGTGTCACTTGTTCACCTCAGTAAGCGTTTGTTAAATAAACGTAAGATAAAGAATGGGTGTTGGGAGTGGACTGGCGCAACCAGTAAAGGATATGGACAAATAAAATTGTGGGGAATTGTGCCTAAAATGGTTTATGTTCATAGACTTGCAGCTAAAATATGGTTAGGTTTTGATATAAACAGTAAACATCTCGTATGCCATCATTGTGATAACACAAAGTGTTTCAATCCAGACCATTTATTTATAGGTAACCATGCAGATAATTCACAAGACATGTTAAACAAAGGGAGAGGAAATTTTTTAAAAGGAGAGCAAAATTCACAATCTAAGCTAACTAAAATTGATGTTTTAAATATAAAGGAATTAATTAAAACTGGAACATTAAAAACAGTTATTACACAAAAATTTAATGTGTCAAAAGGTTTAATTACTGCCATTACTAAAGGTAGAGCTTGGAGGCATATCTAGTGGCTTTTGATACGGACAATTTAGCCAAAGCAGCAATGAAAAAACTCTTTGGCAAAGCTCACACTGGACCACCAGTAGGAGAAGGCGGCACTAAAGACTTACCCAATGAGTCTGTGGCCTCAAGTACAACTGTCGCCTCCTCTACTGTCTACGGAGAATCCATACCACTAACTCCACCAGGTGCATCCACTTCAGCCATTCGAGTATGTACTTCTGGAGTCGAAGGTGAACTCGATCTCACTGAAGATGGAAGTTCTAACGGTAATACTTATTATGTGACTGTGCCGACTGGACATGATCTACTTTCATATACTAATCCTGAGACAGGTTCTAACTATCAAGTAGATGAACGAGTTCAAAATATAATCCCTGCTTCTTTTGGTTCTGGCTATCGTCCTATACCTAAAGATAACGGCACCGAGATTCCACCGACTGACGCAAGCGACTGGTTCTTGGATGATAAAGCTGGCACTCTAACATCGGAAACAGATCTCAGCCTTAGCACCACTGGAACCATCGCTTGTTATGTTTATGTCGGTGACATGGTTAGTGACCACATCGAATCAACTTCCAATCCGCACACAGTTACTGTAAGTCAGGCATTAACGGCTGACGGAGCAACCGATGCAACCGCTGCAGAATTAGAAGAACTCACTGATGGCAGTACCACAACACTGCATTCTCATTCAGGTGGAGCTGGAACTCCTGGTGGCAGTGACACTCAACTTCAATACAATGATGGTGGATCTTTCGGAGGATTATCTACTCTAACTTGGGATGATACAGATTTTCTGTTGGGATCTGCTACAACTACCAAACTTCAATTTAGAGATCCCGGTCTATATATCAATTCTTCTACGGATGGACAACTTGACATTGATGCCGACACTGAAGTTGAAGTGACCGCACCTACTGTCGATATCGATGCATCAACTGCAATGACTATCGATACAACCAATCTAAACGTCACAGCTACTGTTGCTGTAACGGGCAATGTGTCCTGTGATGAATTAGCTGTAGGTGATGAAGAAGCCATCAAACTTGGCAACAACACTGATGCACAAATGCAGTGGGAAAATGGCTCTACCAATGATTCTTTAGTATTAGGTTTAGGTGTAGGTAGTGCTGCTCAAAGTGGTTTCTTTTCTATCATGGAGAAGGGCGATATTGGTAACTCTTCTCGTGAACCTGCAGCAACTACTGCCAATCCAACACTAAGAGTATATTCAGCTGATCAAACACAATCATTAGATTTCATCCAGATGTATCATAATCAAACAGATGCATTTTTAGAGTCCGGTAATGGTGACTTAAGACTTAAGTTCACTACCGGTGAAATGGAAATAGATCCTAACAATATTATCTTTGATGCTGATGAAGCTAATGATGGTGATTTAAGAATTGATACACTGACTGCAGCTAGGACATGGACACTACCTGACATTACAGGAACCATAGCCCTGACTGCAGATAACGATAGTTTTGAAGTACCTAATGGTGCCGGAGGTACTACTGTAGATACAGCTGGTGAGGTGACAGTAGACACAACGAGCGACACCTTTAATTTCCATGACGGCACCGCAGAAAGAGTGCTGTCTCCTATAGTATCTAAATCTATTACCATAGAAGATCCCGGCTCAAGTGAGGATCTTTCTATGTTTTATGCTGACGAGGCAATGACCATCACTAAGATGGTTGCAGTTCTTGTTGGCTCATCTACTCCTTCAGTCACTTGGACAGTGCGTCATGGTGCAGATCGCAGCGCCGCCGGAGCGGAAGTTGTCACAAGTGGTACCACCACAACAAGTGTCTCGACGGGTTCTGTTGTAACTAGTTTTAACGATGCTACTGTTGTAGACGACAGTTTTGTTTGGCTTGAAACTACTGCCCAATCAGGAACAGTAGATGAAATACATTTAACAGTGTTCTATAGACAAGATGCTTAGGAGGAAGTTATGCCTATTAGCCCCGCGCTAGAAACTGCAATTGGTCTTAAGATTGAGATGCTTGATGAACAGATCAATAAGATCTATGCGAAAGTGAATACGCTAAAACGTCTTATCGACGATGATATCCATATTGATGATGCAATCTTGGCCATAGATGCAGGCTTTGATTTAAATGCTATGTATGCTGACATAGTTGTCAGATGCCAAAATTATATTCAAACTGAAGCTCAATATATTGCAGACAATATATAATGGCATCTACACTCCCTGCAGATTCACTGCCTTTGTGGCCGTCTACTCATGCGAGTATCCCTGCCAATCACACTAGGCAGACGGCGTTCGATGAAAAGATGCTTCAAGGTGATGATAGTGGTTACAGTGGTCCAACAAATGGTGGATCTAGTTCACTACATGTCCATGAAGTTACCTCACATACTCATACAGAAACCAGTACGGGACACCAGCATTATTTTTCTGCTGCTTCAACTTCAATGGCATCTGATTCTGAAACAACCTCCCCTAAACCTACATCCAGATATACAATTAGATGGTCGCATTATCATGTATCTAAGCGTTCATCAGCTAAAAATATTGTGACAGGTTCTTCTACTGCATTTGACTCTACTAGTGCTGTAACAGACGACTATCCTCCACACCTTGAGTGTATCGTTTTGCAGCCAGACGATGGTTCTCAAAATATAGCCAATGGTGTGTTAGGCTTTTATAACGGCACATCGGCTCCTACCAACTTTACTATTGCAGATGGCACTGGTGGGACAGTTGACTGTGTAGATAAATATATCAAAGGTGCAGACACAGGAAGTGGTAATGGCGGTAGCAGTTCCGGCTCAGCCTCGCACACACATAATTCTGCATCTCATACGCATACGGCAGACCATACGCATTATGGTATCTCGTGCGGTTCAGCTAATACAACATCAGGGTATAGCCCTTTAAGTTATCCTCCACCACAAACCATGGCGTATGCTCATCATGTTGTAAGCATGGGACTAACCAGTGGACAGGTCACAAGTGGTGCCTCGCCTTCAAGTGATTCTGAAGACAATGACCCAAAATCAAAATACATGTTAGCGATTCAAAACGTTTCAGGTTCTGCTCAAGCTCCTCCTACAGGGTATGTTATTGCTTATGATGGTAGCATTGGAGCTATCCCTTCTGGCTGGCAGTTGTCTGACGGAACAAATGGAACTGAAGATTTACAAGATTATCAAATTAAAGGCACCGACACTGGCGGCGAAGTTGGTGATGTTGTAAATTCTTCAAATTCCCACACCCACACATTTGCTCATACACATACATTTTCTAGTCACAACCATTCAGCTGGAGTGAGCGGCAATTATTATGGTGTTAATACTAGATCAGGTATGACTTTTACAGATGCCGCTGCTTCTCACACACATACCTGGACAGTTAATAACTCCACTCCTGCAATTAGTGATAGTGATTCTACTGCGAGTGAGTCTGTTGACATACGGCGTGAATATAGAACTATAGTTTGGATACAAAAAGTAGACGTGGTTGTGTCCAGAAGGGTGATGGTGATCTCATGAATTTTAAAGTGATAGATAAATACTTTCTAACTGAAGCAATGAGGATGGGAGCGATAGAAGAACATCTAGATAACAGAGTTGTTCATACATTTGAAGATATTCATTTAAAATGTGGTGAGCCTGTACATAGCTGCTGCATATCTATTTTTGATTGGCTTAAAGACAGAACTGTTAAAGACTATATAGGCACCATACTCAACCGTTGCCACCGCCCTAAAGAAGGTAAGGATCATTTTGAATATGATATTTTTACAATGAGAGAAATGGTGTGGGCCGGTAACCATAAGCTAAATGATTCTGTCTTTAATCGAGTTATGGAATGGTTAAAGTTTGATGAGTTTCTTCCTAACAGTAGGATTGTTAGAGCAGAAGATTTCTTTATTGAAGCTGGCAAGCATGATCCTCACCAACTTAAATATGAACTTCAAAGTTACATAGATAGTCAATGGATAGCTATTGCATCTGTAAATATGCATGGAACATTTTTAAGTGAAAAATATGACATTAAACTTGAAGACGGTAACCATGCGTTCACTGGATGTTTTGGTATCGGATATGAACGACTTGCGCACGCTTACCTTGCAGAGGCCAAACGCCTAGAGCTGCAAGGAATATGATATAATAGTGTGGAAACTAAAACCAAGCCCATGAAAGGAGACACACATGGCACAAGCAAATGGAACAGTACCAAACGAAACTTATAACATGGACATCGTGACTTTGTGCAGATACTTGGATCGCTTCGTATTTGAAGTGTGGAAAGCAGTATCAGCTAATTTCTCAGACACAAGTGATTATGATGCAGAAAGGCTCAACGCATATCTTGAGCGCCTAAGAGGTTACCACGCATTCTGCCAAAGCGTACCTCTTCTAGACCTACCAGATTCTTCACCTTGTTTGTATCAACTGCAAGAACCTCACGACACAAGCACATGTGAAAATGAAGCTTCTGACCACATGATCAGAATTCTTCAAAGAGGTAGACTAGAACTAGTAGCAAGTCAGAGTAGTCGTCGTAGTAATGGATTGCAAAGCCATGACTCAATTAGGCTTCTTGCCGTTATCGAACGCGCCCAGAATTTCCTCGATAACTACATCATTCCATTGCAACCAACTGACCTTCCAGAATCAACACCTCATAGAGATATGACTGGACACGGCCGCACTGGCGTAAGCCAAGGATCGTAACATGACAACAATAAGCGAAGCTCCACAAGCTACAAACGAACTGCTTAAAGAAGTCATTGGAAAATTAGAAGGTGCTAAAAGTTACGAAGAGATAGTACAAATTCTTAACGTAGATCTTAGGGCATGTGAATACATGTGCAATAAAAAAGCCTTCAAATTTTACGTCGAGATCTTAGCAGACCCGTCTGAAGGATTTCTAATATGGCAAGCAAATCCAGAGAAGAAAGATAAATGGGAGATTTATTATAAGCATCTACCCAAATTCCAGTACATGCCATATCATAGGCTACCCGATCTACAAAAGATTGAATTGGCTAAACACCTGCCGGTACTGCTCAATGAGATCTATAACGGACTAATGACTTTGGATAGCAAGATCTAGTTTTTATCGGGGCCTTCGGGCCCCACTTTTAATGGAGGGTTTAAATGGGATGGTTAAAAACAATACTAGGGCTTCTACCTAGTCTGTTAAGTTTATTCAATAAGGTATGGGACCGCTGGATAGCTGGCAGCTCATCTCGCAAAGGTGATAAGGCAGCAAGTGATGTCGCTAAAGATAGAGAGAAGTTAAAGAATGATCCTAACAAGCGACCTCCAGCTTCTCCCCTAATGTTGTTTTTACCGATCCTATTTTTGTCAGCGCATTGTGACGATCTCCAAATCCCTACTACAGAACGACGCATTCACTGCGAAAGTGAAATGCTTAGAGCCAACAAACCCGTCAACGATATAGCCTTATGCCCCGATGGTAATGGGCATAGTTGTTTCTCTCAAACTGATATGGCCACACTAATTGGCCAGTGTAAGAAGTGGCAGAAAGAACTATATGAATGTCAACGAAACTGCAACAAAGGGTTCAATAAATCTAAATAGGTACATAGCCCCCGATGGACTAATGTCTTTAAGGGGTGGTTGTACTTATGTCCCATACGATATGGGATATCCTCCAACGTGTGATAATGATAACGGGGTATTGTTCTTAGCGACCTTTGTCTGTCTTAGTAATATCTTTCTTTCGGACATAAATAACCTTTTTTCTATGCTGGAAGCTAAGGACTGCCCCGGCCTCTATCACCGAAACCCAGGCCGCAACAATTACATCAACTCGCATGACAACTATACTGGGATGGCATATCTATGTGTGAGGCATCACGACACTACAAAGTTCAAAGAGATCATTAAACATTGGCCACTGCTAAATAATGTTAATCCAGGAAAGTTTCATTGGGAAGCACTTCACCAGCCACACAATTGGTTCATATATAATTTGGCTGCAGGCAAAGAGCCATCTTGGTTTCTGACGATATACTTCTGTTTGAATTTACTATATGCAGCATTTCGTTATAGAAAACTTCGTCACATTAGTGAACTTATTCTTATATGGCTTAGATGTAAGGTTGTGGATAACCGAAAAGATTTACTTAGTAAATATAAGAAAACATTAGTACTTAACATTATCGAAGGTTTCAAACAGAGATTCTATTCCATCACCGACGGCAAGGGAATCTCACAACTTACTCAGCTTTATTATGGTAATGATCCGAATCACCCGTGTCGTCAAACCTCTTTACTTTGGTAAGATCTTGTTACAATATAACAAGCATAGGAGGCAGACACTATGAAAGACAAACTCAGCCCCGCAGCTTCGAGTCTCGATCAAAAGAATGACCTACTACAGATAGATGAAAATACTGTAGATAACACTGAAATTAAAAACAGAGCTAAAGACAAACTATTTAAAGCTGCCTCCACTCTGAAGAAACTTTTGCCCGGACATACCCATACGGGGTCAATTGCCGTGCACTATTATTTTAGTGAACTGAGCGGGCCCACATACGTAACTCAGTTACATCATGGTAACACGCGTGAATACATGGTTGCAACTAGCTACAACCGCCTCTTTCATGCGCTGCTCAAGACATTTGATAAAGAAATGGAACAGAAAAAATGATCGAGAAAAGTAAAACTATTCGAATCTCTACAGAACTTTATGACTTTCTATCAGATCAGATTTGTGGTGAACGCAGGACGTTTGATTCAGTTATCAAAAGGCTTTTGCCCGATCCAGATCACGAGGTAATTGGCTATGCTACAGATCATATTATTTTTGATGATTTTGATTCTGCTTTGGCTTACGCAGAAGATAGCGAAGATCTAGTAAAAACTGTAGTACTGCGATGAACATTCCTCTACTTGGTCCATCCATATCTGACCAAACTATCGACAGTTTTCACAACTATATCAACTCTCTTAGAGACGATAACTTCAAACGAAAATACAAACCGAAAAAAGAATTTCGTATAGTTTCGGTTTCCCAAAACAAGAAGGGCTCCTATATTGTCAAGGTAAAACGTAACCCAAAAGAGGTACTCCAATCAGAACTTGACGCACTAGCTAAGGAGCTCAATATCAGTATTCCTAAGATGTGGGATATATTTAAGAGCCGAAAAATCCCCATTGTGGATAAGTTAAATACGACTTTAATCTTGCGGGACTCAGATTTGCCATGGTAGCTTCGATCCCACTCGTTAAATGTCGTATCTGACGTAAGGAGAAATCGGTGTGGTAGAACCCAAGCGCATGTTAGAAGCCGACCGTGTCGGTGACCAAATTGTAATCGCAATAAACTATTCTTCACTCGAACTAATACAAACTTGTTTAAGAAAAGCTCACTACAGTTTAAACAGATCTCTTCAGATGCCTACCCCATCACTACCACTTGCATTTGGAACTGCCATTCACAAGGCACTTGAGATTTGGTATGAAGCTTTCCTTAGTACAAGAACTGCAATGACTACCGAATGTCATGATGCTCAACAAACTTACAGCACTCACGACAAATGTACCAGATGTGCAGCTATATCAAAGTTTGTAGCAGTCTATCAAGAGATGGTCCCCGATCCTCCTAACGCAAGTGAAGCACGTTCAGTTGAGAATGCAGTGGATATCCTTAATGCATACTTTTCATATTATCTGACTAACCCAGATCCTTATCGTGTATTCGAAGATCATGAAGGTTACTTCATTGAACGCCACTTCGAATTTCCCATCTATGAAGATAAGTTTCTGAAGATTCTTTATCACGGAACCATAGACATGGTAGTCCAGCACACAGAAACCAAAGCTCTATATCTAGTGGATCACAAGACCACTTACTCTCTGGGCAAGGACTTCATGAATCGTCACCGCCCTAACTTCCAGTTGTCTGGTTATTGCTTAGGGGCTAAAGAATGTTTTGGCATTGAGACTGAATATGCCATCATCAATGGCATCCAAGTAGCCAAGTACAAAAGAGATTTCAGACGCATTAACACTAGACGAAATGAAACTGATTTCAATGAACTCAAGATTGCTGTTGTTCATAATGTACGCAAGTGGATTGAAGCATGTGCATCAAGATCATTTCCTATGAACACACCAAATCCTTGTACCTTTTATGGTGGATGTATGTATAGAAGCGTCTGCGAAGTAGACGAAGTAATACGTGAAAACGTGATAAGGAGTTTTTATGAAACTGACGGAGATAGCAAATGACGAACGAATTAAGTGCCTTGTCTACGGCGAGGCAGGAACTGGAAAAACTTGCTTTGGATGTTCGTTCCCTACTCCAATATTTGTCGCAGACTTTGACGGGAAGATCAACTCATCAGCTCGATTTCATTCACATGAACGAGTTTCGCAAATTGACTTTGAGGATTTCCGACTTGGACGCAAAGATGACAGACCTTTTGACCGTTTTGAAAAAAGCCTCGTCGAACTCGAAACCGCATCCAAAGCAGGAAAGCTTCCCTTTCAAACAGTAGTAGTTGACAGTCTCACTCAATATGCTGACGCAATGCTAAAAGAACTAATGCACCGAAACCCCACCAATAGATTTAAACAGAACCTGCCCTCTCAACAGGACTATCATATCTTCTCTATCGAATTTAAAAACTTCCTCATGCGAATCCTTGCACTCGAATGCAATGTTGTGGTGACTGCACACATCCAGATTATCAAGGACGACCTGACTGGCGAGATCTTAAGGATGCCACAGCTTCCAGGTAGCAAGCTTCCCAAGTGGTTGCCTGTTGCTTTTGAGGAAGTCTACAGAACTTTCACTAAGATGAGTCAGAGTAAGATTGGTTACTTTGCCCAGACTCAAGCTGACAATATGTATGCTTGCAGGAGTCAGATACCAGAACTGCCGGGAATTATCCCGCTTTCATACAATGAACTAACTATTGACAGGAGGAAATGATGGTAGAAATTACACCTAACCTTGAGGAAGTTGAAAGTAAACAAACTGGATTTGCCCCAATTGAAGCTGGTACATATTCCGCAAAAATTGATTCAGCTGACTGGGATACCAATACTGGACGTTTAGCAGTTGCATATTCCATCACCACAGATGGTACTTTCATGGGACGCAAAGTATGGCAGAACATTCCAATCTCTGGTCCCCATGCTTGGGTATTTACTAAGTTCCATATGGCTGCCTTACATGAACCTTATGTTAAGGATCAAAGTGTAGACACTACAGTCTATATTGGAAGAGAAGTAGATCTCACAGTTGAGCCTCGTGAATATAATGGAAAAACATATACAAACGTTAAAGCGGTAACAGCACGTTAACTGAAGCTGTTGGTAGCTAGGGGAGTGAGGTGGCGGGCTTTGCTCCCCAATTATTCACGAGGGAGGGCTCATGCACCTTAAGCGGCAAATTACCTCCCCAGGTCCTAAAGATGCCAAGATAGTATTTGTTGATGCTTGTCCTGGCTGGGACGAAATTCAAGACAAGCAACCACTGGCTGGATTCACTGGTCGGTTCTTCACCTCTTTAATGCGACAAGCAGACCTCAAACGTAGCGAATGCAGATTTGAATCTGTTATCCAATGTTTCACTCATTACTATCGGCACTGGGAACTTCCTACACTTGAGCTTGAGATGTGGAAAGCTGATCTGATTGAAAGACTTCAAAAACTTAAACCTAATATTATTGTGCCCATAGGGGAGCTTCCGCTTAATGTAATATGTGATCTAAAATCAATTTCAAAGTGGCATCTCTCACTTGTTCATGCTGTACCGGGACTCGATAATGTGAAATGTTGTCCGATCCTAGACCCAAGGACGGTACAGAAAACATACAAACATGTAAGCTTTTTGATATTTGGGCTCCAACGAATTGCTGATGAATCACGTAGTGCGGAGATGCCAACTTTTAAAGAGAACTTTGTAATCAGACCATCTTTCATGCAAGCGATGGATTGGATTAAGGAGGCTCAAGATGGGCAGTATTTGGGCGTGGATATCGAAACTTGTCAATGCCAGATCAGCTGCGTTGGACTCTGTACGGACACAGAAAACGCAATTTCCATTCCCACTTTACCTGGAGACTGGAACAGAAACCAAACCTTCGAAATATTCAAAGCACTTGATGCGCTATTACAAAAAGAAACGCCAAAGAAGATCCTCCAAAATTTTCTCTACGACTACAGTTACTTCTCCAAATATGGTGTCACTGCTTCTAGATGCTGGCATGATACAATGCTCGCACAGAAGTTCATTTATCCAGAACTGCCGATGGGCCTTGACACGATTGCTAGAATATGGACTAAGCGTCCTTACTGGAAAGACGAAGGCTCGGATTGGCGCAAGATCATCGATTGGGATCGGCACTACAGATACAACTGCAAGGATGCTGTTGGCACATATGAATCCGCATTTGGACAACGACGACATATGGTTCAATCGGGTAAATGCGATCTCTTCGACAACTACATCATGGCCCTCACAGAACCCGTACGAGAAATGTGTGCACGAGGATTACCACTCGACGAGAAACTACTCCTCAAAATGCGAAAAGATGTTAATGAACGCATCAAAGGACTTACAGAAAAACTCGATGAAAGAAGTAAGTCCGTCTGTGGAAAGACTATAAACCCCCGCTCTCCCAAACAAGTCAAAGATCTATTGCAGACGATGAAGATCAGGTTGCCTACTAGGCAAGGAAAAATTACTACTGACAAAAAAGCTCTAAAACAGTTAGCGATTAAATATCCAAAAGAAAGTATATTCAAAACGCTACTGGATCTGAGTAAATACCAGAAACAGAAATCTTCTTACTTGGAGTTTAAATATGACGAAGATAAACGCTTGCGATATTCAATCAACACTCACGGGACGGAAACTGGACGGTTTAGCTGCAACAAAAGCCCGTTTGATCGTGGACTTAATGCCCAGACTATTCCCAAATATATGCGCGGTATGTTCAAAGCACCTGATGGATTCCAATTTATCCAAGTTGACCTCAAACAAGCTGAGTCTAGATTCATTGCTTGGGACGCACCGGAGCCAAAACTTATCCAAATGTATAGTGACAACATTGATATTCACCGCTTTGTGGCAGCGAGACTTTTCGACATCCTACCTGCAGATGTTAACTCGTCGCAACGAAGCCTGGGCAAGAAGATCGGTCATGGTTCAAATTACGGCATGGCTCCAAAAACATTTGCAGTTACCTGTCTGGATGAAATTGGACTTCGAATAGATGAGGCCAAAGCCCATACACTACTAGAAGGTTACCACGAACTGTTCCCTGGAATCCGCAAGTGGCACAAGAAGATCGAGTCCCAGCTGCACACTAACAACAAGATTCTCGAGACTCCTATAGGTCGTAGACGCCAATTCTTTGGACGACTTGATGAAGATCTATTTCGGGAAGCTTATGCATATAGACCACAGTCCACTGTGCCAGATGTGATTAATCATCTAATGCTGCATTTGTTTGGCAAGACAAAAATACTACTTCAAGTGCATGACTCGCTCCTGCTTGAAGTCGAACACGATAGCGTTGACAATATTATAGAGATCATTAATGACTTAGCAGCTTGGCATCCAGTTATTAATCTTGAGGGCGGAAAACTTACAATACCTATTGAGATTGAAGTTGGCCACAGTTGGGGAAGCATGCAGCCAATATGAATCGTAACTTTAAGCATTTCCTTGATGGCTATATGGAGTACTCTCAGTGCTCCGAGGCCCCCGACATCATTCACACCTACACTGCCATCAGCATCACAGCAGCCGCCCTAGAGCGCAAAGTATGGCTAGGGTTAGGCAATAAAAGGTTCTACCCCAGCTGCTACATATTTGTTCTTGGTGAACCTGGTGGTACTAGGAAGAGCTCAGCGACCCAACTGGGAGTACGTATACTAGAAAATGTTGGGGAACCTGAAGGTGACCAAGGCATCGTTAAGTTCATGGCAAATCAGATCACTGCCGCTGCCATGGTCGCAGACCTGAAAGCCAGTGAGAAAGAATTCAATCTTAACAAATACCAATTCAAATGTTCTCCCATGTACATCTACAACAGTGAACTTGCGTCATTTGTAAAAGAGATCTCAGGTAGCCTGAGCGAGCTTCTGACAGATCTGTGGGACAACAGAGAATGGTTTGAGAAGAGTCTTAAAAGTGACGGACGCACTTTTGTTATTGGGCCCACACTGAATTGGTTAGCTTGTTCCACTATCAGTTGGTTGCACAGGGCTATCCCTGAAGAAGAGATTAAAGGTGGATTTGCTTCCAGGATTTTGTTTGTGGTGGTCACTAGAAATCAGGACAGACAACCGATAGCTTTCCCAGAACTTATTGATACTGGAGATCTGTTCAATAAATTAAAAGAAGATCTAGATATGATTTATAACCTTGCTGGCCCGATGGACCTGACCAGCTCAGCACAAGCTTATTACAAGAACTGGTATGAGAATGTACATAAACCAGAGATCATGGAAATCAAAAACGAAATCCAAAGAGCACTGATTAATAGACGCGATGCATATGTAAAGAAATTTGGAATGATCAATTCTGCTATGAGGTCAAATGATCTAGTGATAGAAGCGCAGGATTTTGAACAAGGTGTCAAATGGTATCAAATGATTGAGGCTAATATGATGCAAGCTTTTCAATATAATCGAAATGAACTTTATGAGCATGGACAAAAGGTGTTAGATGATATTACCAAAGCTGGTGGTACATCTACATATAGCGACATACTCCAAAACCATATGAAAGATCTTACCCACAAAGAACTATCACTTATTATTGAAGATCTTAGACTTGCTGACAAAGTAGAAGTCGAAGCTAGTGGTCATCAGCAGGTGGTGCGACTACGAACATCCCGGCGTAAACATGAGCGTCCCAGCTTAATTGCAAGTGAAAATGATACGCGCCTTCTTTAAAGCGATGCCAAATCAAACTAAATAACTTGTCCAGTCGTGGAAATTTGTTGTTGATGTGAGCGAGGATCTTTTCTCGTTCTTCTTTTGTGTAGAGGAATAGACCCCCATGTTCGTCACGAAAATCTATTGCCCTGCCGAAATAATGGACCTTGCTGTCACCTTCTATGATTCCAAAGATACGAGTAATAGTGGGTTCCACATTAGCGTATTCGATGCTTGCCCGCTCGAATTCTTCTGCCATAAGCTGTAACATCAGTGGAACCCTAGTGAGTTCTTTTTCTAGATGCTCGTGTTTGAAGATCAGAAATGCCTCCCAAATGGTCTGTCAGTCACTTGTTCTTGTCCTGCAGCCCTTGCTGCACCTGCTCCAGTAGTTCTAGCTTTGTCCCAAATGAGTTCTCTAAATGTCTTAGGATCGAGACCCCTATCTTTAGTGAACTTGAAATACTTTTGAGCTTGAATCCAATCATCACTAAGTTCTAGTAGCGCTTGACGGTCCTTGACGTTAGTTAGCCTTTTGGCTACTGCTTCGATGCCACCAAGATCAAAGAACTGTTTAGCTTTAGGTGCAATCTGAGATGCTACAATAGCTTTATGTAGTGATTCTTTGAAGAATGGACTTCTAATGAATATCTGGCGCACAGCTTTTTGGATGAATCCACTTGAAGCAATATCTTCTACTTCCTTGCCAGTGACTGGAAACTTCTCGAACATCTTGTAAGTGGTTACTAGACGCTTGAAATCCTGAGCTTGTGGTCCAAATATATCCTTGAACATCTTGGCGCCAGCTTTCTTTTTGAGCATCGAGTCAACCTTGGCTAACCCTTTTGGCTTTTTGAAACTGTCTGTAGCTTCATCTACGATGTCCCAAAACATTGCACGCTTTAGTGTTTGCCATTCCTTGCTGGTTTCGCCAAAAGCATTCTTAACCATAAGTGCTCGCTTCATGTCGGTGGCGTTCGTAGTGAATTGCTTTGCAAATGCAAATGGATCACCTTCTTCACTCAAGACTCTTTTTAGTGCACGGACACTGTCTATCCTAGTGTGGAATTCGCCCATGGCAGCATTGAACTCAGCTTTGATGCCGGGATCTTCAATCTTCTCACCCATGAGTTCTATAGCAGCTCCCCTGTCTTTTCTTGCAGCTGCTGACAGTCGCTTGTTGACCTGGACTTTTAGTGGGTCACTCTTGCTGGCACCGAATGCAACTTTATCGAATTTGTCGATGCGGTTACCTATATCATCAAAAGTGAATTTACCTAGTGCATTGGCATGCTCGCCACTAGTTAGCCTGGAAAGTGCTTGATATTCTTTCATTAGGTCACTTAAGACTTTGTCTGGAAGTTTGATTTCTCCTCGAAGTGTTGCTCTTTTTATGGAAGCATCTGATATAACACCGTTTAGTGCTTCAATACCATTCTCACGTAAGATCATCTCAAGCTCAGTTTGAAGTGAATCTGCTGCCACTGCAGTATTTGCTAGATTTACTCTTGCACTTTGCTTGACAGCCCCGACAGCTTTTTGCAATTGCTTTTCAGTTGCAGCTACTGCAGGTTCTAGTACGTCACGTACTGTAGCTTGTTCTAGCTCTGGACCTAACTTTTCAGAGAAATTCTTGAAGAGCTTTTCACTGGTCTCTTCGAATGCTTCTTTCATAGCTTTAGTTTCTGTGTCGTTAGCTAAGAATAAAAGTGAGTTGGCTAGAGTTGGATTTTCTTTGTGGAAGCTGAATACTGGTTTAATGTCATTTCGTACTGAATTGATCATGGAGATTACTTCATCAGCATTAAAGACTTCACCTTCACGTAAGCTTTTTTCGAAAAATGTAGGTTTTACTGGATCTTGTTTACCTAGAATTTTTCTTGTTGTTCCAGGGAACATGCCAGCAGCGGCTTTACCCATAAGCTTGAATAGCTTTTGGAATACTACTTCACCTGCGCCAGACAAAGCTGCTTCAGCTGCTTGCCCCATACGTTCGGGGTCTCTACTGATGCCGAGGATTTTTTCAGCTGTTTGGTTTGCTATTGTGTTTGCTGCTGCCCCTCCAACAAATGCGCCACCTACTCTACCTGCTCCAGCACCTATTGGGCCACCTACTGCTGCCCCTGCTGCTGTTGCACCTGCTTGGATGCCAGCACTTGTAGCACCTTCAAATATGTCACGGAACCAATCGCCAAATACATCATTAACGAATTCAAAGGATTCTGGGTCTACCTCTACGAATTTATTGGTGCCAGATTTGGCTACCATCAACTTGTTGCCCTTGCCACGCTTCACCTGGAAGCCCATGTTTTGGAGTGCACCGATACGTTCTTTTTGGGTGCGTGCAAATGATAGTGCGGCTCTTCTAGTGAAATCTAGCCCGGGACCTACCTCCTCTTCGGGAGTAGCTGCTAGGGCATCTTGAACGGTTTCTGCTACGATGTTTAGGTCTTGTTGTGGCTCGGTTGGTTGGTGTACTTCAACTGTAGATGTGCTTAGGATACTTTGAATATCTTCTGGAGTGAGTGCATCTATTTCTTCTTCTGTCATGCCACTGTCGACTAACATTTGAGATAATTGTTCTAGTGTACTGTCTACACTTTCACCTGCTCCACCTGGAACGGGAGAAGCAAGATCACTTGGTTGTTGTCCAAATTGTTTGACCATGTTACTTCCCCTTCTTTTGGCTTAATCTTTCCTTAGCTTTACGTTTCAGTAAATCTATCTGAGTTGGAGTTATTGCCGTAGGAGCTACAGAGATACCAGTTGCAGTTTGAGTTGGTGCAGGCATACGGAACTTAAGTTTTCTGATGCCACCTGGATCAAGTTCACGATCTAAGATTTCGTCTGTACTTAATCCTGGAAACGCTTCTTTTCCTAGGGATGCTGCGTAATTGCCAACACTGATTTGATATGCTTCTTGCATTACTTTAAATACTCTAGTTGCAAGGTCTCTTACTTCAGTACGTTCCCTTTCAGTGGGTTGTCCTGATGCAAGTTCACTGAGTTTGTTTTCGAACTTGGTGAGTAGACTTCTAGATTCTAATACGAGTTCGGCATCTAGGTTAGAGAGTCTTGGATCTGCCATTCTTGCAATTAATTTTTTAAGTTGCATGATTGATCTGGCATCACCCATAATCATTTCTTCTGCGTTGGAAAGTTCTGCTAGATCTTTGCCTGATTTTAGGAACTTGCCTTGGAAGTCTTTCTTTACGTTGAAGCGTTGTTTTGCCATGAACTGTTCGCCAATGCCAGCTTGTGAACGTTCTTGTAATGCTTTAATAATTGTTGGTGCTTGGTCTAGTACTGTATTTACATCGCCACTAGCACTGAATAGTTGTTGGAGTACTGCGGTTTTGTCACCTACTGAGATTGTACCATCTGCAGCAGCTTCATTAAGAAATGTGAATAAATTAGCGTAAGCTTTATTTGCTTCATCACTAGATGCAATAGCTTCTGTAATGTCTTTATTAGATAACATGCTATACCCTAGCTGTCCTGCCAATGCATTCAAATGCTTGCCCCGAAGGCGCTTGGCCCTGGGGTCTTGTTCTTTTAGAAATGCTAGTGTTGCATTTGCAGCTTTGTCGGTTTTAGCCATTTCAAATTGTTGACGTTTCATTTGAGTTTCAGCTTGACGCTGCTCTAAGTCTGCTTTCATTCTGGCAAGATTCATACCTGTTTGCAGGCCCTGTAATAGATCATTTGCCATGTTAACTACCTGCCCTTCTTATCATGCGAATTTGTTTCATAAGTCCCATTTGTTTATCAAACATCTTTAAGAGATCATCAGCACTACTGTTATTACGGAACTGGGTGCCATACTTTTTACTGAGTGCACTGATGAGTTTAATGCGCCCCGGCTGATCAAATGAAAGCTTTGGGGGCATTTCACCCTTAAAAACACCTTTAGCCATACTCTCTAACAATCTAATATCTTCATCTGCCATTACGCTAACATCCCCCCTGAACCACCAGTTTGTCCAACTAAGTCAGTTCGTCCGAGACTGCCTAAATTACTTACAGGTGCACCACCGCCACTGAACATTCCGCCAGCAGCAGCTCCACCAATTAATCCGCCTAGTTGAGTGAGGCCACCAAAGGCTCCACCTATTGCTTGATATCTACTGGCTTTAGCTAACTCTGATCCACCTGCATATGGTGCGACCGGGGTTCCTGTAGCTGCAGCAACTCTACGACGCGATACTCCACCTGCAACATCTGCTAAGGTTGCAAAAGTTGATGCACCTTGAAATGGACTTACTACTTGACGAGTTTGAGCACTTGTGTGGAGTAAACTGCCAAGCATATTCATTTGGGCATTGTTAAGAACCATGGATGTCTGATTGTCAAATTCGTTTAAAGCTCTAATGCCAGCACTTGATGTCTCGAAGCCTGGACCTAGTTGGTCTGCTAGGCGAGCTCGAAGTTCTTGACGTTGTCGTTGACGCTCACCACGGATGGGTTCAAGTACTGTAGCTTCTTTTCCTTGCATAAGTTCTAGAGCTTGTTCACCTGCTTCTATGAGAGCGGGGTCTACTGAATCTAGCACTCGTGCATTTCTAGCATTTGCAGCTTCTGCGAATTGGATAGCTTTATCCATACTGAGAAGTTCAGTAGTTGTTGGTTCAGCTAGTTGCAGTGCAAGTTCTCTTTCTTTTCTTCTTTCTGCCAGTTGCATTTGTGCAGCACGCTCTTGCGCACTGGCGGCTTTCATACCACTGACAACCTTTCCAGCAGTACCACCAGCAACAGCGGCGGCACCGACTCCTAAAGCAATTGACGTAGCAGCAGGCATTACGCAATCCTCCTTACATATTGTGTGACTCCATCGTCACCCTTTTTAAAATCTAATTTTTCAAGTCGATTAATTAACGCAGCATTTTTAACAGATGTAAATATAACATTAACACCTATTGTTTTTGCTTCATCACACATGCAGTCTATAAGATGGTCTAGACCGACATTGCGTACCTCACGTTCCACATGTGGATTAGAAACTATCCATTCAAGCCATGCAATAGGTGCAGTCTTGTCGTGATAAATCCAAGCTGCGCATATATGATCGTTTAATGCAAATAGTTCTCGACCAAATGCTGGCAAACATTCTTGTGGCGGGGGAGGAAACCTCCAAAATTTCCACCATTGAACATATCTGGGATAATCTGTAGATAAACTAATATGACGAATTTCCACAACTCTTTCAGTCTAGCAGATTAATTGTTACAGAGATAGCAACTTGATGTCACAATGTAACATGCTTTATGCGACAGCTTCTTCCTCTTGCGGAGGCAATCTTGATGGCAAATCTATATTTTTAGTTTCTTTTGCAAATTGAGATTTCAAGAATGTCATTGCCGTACGTCCCTGATTAAGTAGCTTGTTAATGTTGCTGATATCTGATTGCTGCCCTAGAATCGCATCAAATTGTGCTAGGGTCCTAGCTGCTGCAGGAACTTTACTGAAGCCGGGACCAAACTGTCGACGCAAACGGCGGACTAGTTGCATACGCCCTAATGCATTTGGTTCAACTCCCTTGACGGCTGATTCGCGCACATCTTTTTCTACGAAGTTAGCGAACACTTTACCAAAGTTAGCTTGTAGTGCTGCTCTGGCATTCTTTAGTAAACTTTGCCTGGTTTCTATTTGCTGTGCGAATGATGTGGTAACGGGGTCGGCATCTCCTGCACGTTCAATATTGAGTCCTACATTAAAATTGATATCGCCGAATTTATCGAGGCGTTGCTGGAAAGCATCTCGATCTTTCATCACATCGGCAGTCATGACATCATGAAATACTCGTTCATCTACACCAGTATGAAGTTGGAACATCTGTTGGGCGCTATGGGGACTAACGCCTGATTTTGTCATGAGGTTTTTCAAGAACATGATTGCTTTACTGCGTTCTGGGCCACTAGTGAATTCTCTATTTTCGTGGAGGAAATCTTTTGCGGCAGTAAGTTCACCTTGTGAAATTTTGCCCTTGTGGAAACCTGCATTGATTGCAGTCATTACAGGTTGCATAGCAGCAGCACCAAGCTTAAAGCGTTGAATCTTTTCACCTGTTGGACGACCTTTGCGTAGGACAGGATCGAATTCACCAAATTGTTGTGCCTCTTCAATCTGGGCACCTAAATCAAACGGCGTTAAATTTATATTACCTCGAAGTCCCATCAGTTCCCCTTACGTGTAGAACCAAATATTCTAGTCCTATTAGTGCCAAGATTGACTGTACATGGCACCTTCATAAACATAATAACTGCATTTATGTAGCCCAACACTATATTTGCTTTCTTTAGTTAAATATATAGCATTTTTACCAGTAACATCCATATTATTAGTATTCACAGTCTCCCAATAAAGATCATTATTCCCACTACCTCCATGATCATCTATTGCCATAGCTACTGATACAGTACATGCACCTGCTGTCTGATTAGTTATTCCAGTTTGACCATCATGACGTATAATAGTTCTACCGTCAGCAGGAAACCAATAACGTAAATATGCTTCTTCAGTAAATGTAGCTGCAGTAAAATTGCCATAACCTCCAACCAAATATTCTGCCGGTGGCATTGTAATTCCATTAATAGCTTGAGAACCATATACATTATCTGCAGATGAACTTACAAGTGATGCAATTGTTGTATCGGAACTTATAGTATTTGTTATTGCAATATCATCAAGATTACCAGTAGCTGTATTAACTGCTATTGGCGGGGTTGCTGAAGCATTATCATAACTTACATATTCCCACAAACTCGGAATATTAGAACCTGCAGCTGCATTATTATCGCCAAATTCTATATTATCATTCGCAGTAGCATCATTTCCACTTGACGTAAAAGATCCACGATGTACACCATCAATATAAAGTTCATATGTAGGGTTAGGAGTACCAGTAGTCGTTATTCTATATACATGATAATTTCCTGTATCCACAGTAATCTTATATGCAGCTACAGGATCACCAAATGTAAGAAACCCAGGTAAAAATCCTATTGTAAATGATCTATTCAAATCAGTATCACGAGCACTAATAAAACAAGCAGCTGCTGTACTAGGAGGAAATGTGCCAGCATCAAGATCTAACTTCATTTTAAAATCAAGTGTAAATCCCGCATTAAAATCAACACCTGGAGCTGCCCCACGATTATATACAAGTGTTTGCACTCCTGTACAATTAATAGTCAATACACCATTTGCAACACTTCCTGCACCTGCAGTACCCGTTGTGCCCCAAGCAGAAGCTGCTTCATTATCGGGAGTTACACTCATTGCAGAAAAATGTGTCCAGGTTGGATCGTTTCGTTTGGCACCGAAAAACCACACGCCCCCATCTCCCGGGTTGATATCAATGTCCTGGGCGGTAAGCTGTGTGCCTTCTTCAGTGCCATTAAATTCCATTTCCAAAAGATCTGTACTTGCCCCACTGTGGTCATTACAACGCCACTTAGTAGTCACAAGATTAAAGTTAGCATCTGACGCACGAGATGAAGAACCAGCTACAGTCTTGACTACTTTAGTAACTTCTGTAGCTGCTGTACGTTCTGTAATACGAGACGTAAGATAACCAGAACTATCTAAGAATACTTCCATCCCTAATAAAGGATTAAAAGCAATATAATCATTAGAAAACAAATTTCTAAAATGAGTACTAAATGTTCCTATATATCGTTGATTATATATACCAGGATAAGCAAGTACATTACCAGAACCTGTTATGTAACTATAGTCACCAAACTTTTTGTTGGTAGCATCAAAATCAGCTGCAACAACATCTGCAGTTATCCTACTTAATGCATTAATAATTGAACCACGAGTTATAGTATCGCGATATGGTCCAGTAGTTCCTTCAGCCTGACCTTCTTGCCCATCAAATGGTAAATACATTGCCAAGTTTCCGGGATTGGAACTTAGTGTTGTGTCACCTGCATCATACCAATTGGTTTTATCTACGATACGCTTGATAACGAATCTAATGCGCTCTAGTTCCCCTGCAAGTGAAGTTGCTAGGGACTCAGTGCCTGTTGCACCGGGGTCGGTGGTAGTTTGCATTTGAGCTGCATTGGTTGAATAGTCGTCCATTTGGTCAGGGACGAAGTTGGTAATGATATTGTTAAATTCGGCATTGAGATCTACCGCATCTAACTCTTCGCCTTGAAGCCAGTTTTTGATTCGTGAAAATAATCCAGCCATTTCTTGCTCCCTAGTTGACGACTACCTGTCGTTCGTCCCCTAATCTAAAACTTACTAGTATTGATGATATATTAATATTTTGATCTAATCCACCTTGAGTGAATTGAAAACTAATGCGTTTCCCGCTGCCGCGAAGTCGGACACGCCTAGAAACGAGCTCAGTACCACGCATCTTGTCGCCCAGAACAAACGTTCTAGATGCAGGTATGTCAGGACCTCCCAATACTTTACCGAGGCTCATTTCGACATTCTTAGTCTCCACGCTATCCCCATCTATAAAATATTCTACAGCTAAATCCCATTTCCCTTCTGGTTTAAACACAACTTCCAGAAAGTCAAAGTGCTTGTCTTTTTGGGCCATGCTAGGATCTACGAAATTGAAATCCATATGAGGGGTCTGAAACTTAGCTGTATAAGCTGTGCCCCCTACATTACGATCCTCAATATCAGTAACGAAAACATAGCCATCAGTAGTACCATACATGGGTACAAATATTCCATTAGCACCTTTCCGTAACGCCATACAGTTGGGATTGTCTTTGGTCATAAAAACAGCACGAGGGTTCTGTGCAAGATTATAATCTATCACTAGAAGCCTATCGTTACTGCTGCCGGCCGTAGACCTATATGTAAAAAGTGCTTGTTTTTGTTCTTCAAAATAAATGGAATGCTGTTGAGGAATACCACTTGTAGAGGTGTTATTTCTGATGAATTGTTCAATCCTAAGTAAATTCAACAAATCACCACTTTCAACATCACCAAAAGCATCCACAGCTTTAAGCGACGTAATTGATCCAGTGACGTTACCTACAAACATATCATCCAGTGCTTGCAGTGTTCCGTGCGCACTACTAACACCAAATGTTGCAGAAAGTTTTGCAAAATACCAATTAGCTGCACTGGTATCTTGATCGATCAGATAATAAACTCCAGTAGGTTCTTTCACTATAAATAGACGGCCTTTATATACGAAACCTGCAATAAGACCGTTACCTTCACCAGGGAACACTGAAAATGTTGCACTTGCACCCCCACTAAAATCCTGATGATCAGTAGAGTCACTCATATAAACACGGTGAGGGTCATTGGTGTTACCGAATGCAAATAATCTAGATCTATGTAGAACTCCTGCAGTAGGGAAGTTACTTGCCCAATCTGCAGCTGGCCCAGAGATAGTAGTTAAATCTGTAGCATCTCCATCCAGAAACTGGAGTTGTCGGGATCCAGAGAATATGAATAGTTTTCTATTGTCACTGGCACTTTCTAGACCACCAGCTACAATTTTAAGTTGGTTGTTGACGTTACCTAACTCTGTGTCAAATGCAGTGTTGGCTGTGAAGGTGCCGTCACCTGTGTCACGATATACTTTACCATCTTGAGTTACTGCTATTAGACGTTGTTGGGTTGCTGTTGGAAACCAATCATAGATTCCCATAATAGCTGCTGGCAGTGCAACTGAATTGAACTTGCTACTGCCTGGAGCTTTTTGTGCTTCCAAACTAGAGATAGATATATTTTCAGCTTGAATGAGATTTTGTGGGGGAATTGCTAACTGTGAGTCGTCAGTCCTAAGTCCCCCTTGGCCCATAGGAATTTGTACTGTTGTACCTGTATAAGTCATTAGTCATTCACAACCAATCCTGAAGTCGTCCTAACTAATCCCCTCGTCGTAATAGATCTAACCATGTCCCTTCTCGGAATAACTCTACCCATATATTTAGCCGTTTGAACTTTCTCTTTGCGATCGGCACTTAGAAGTGCTTGCAGAGAACTCTGGGCAAGTTGAAGATATTGAGGTGCTCTGGCATCACTTTTATCTAGCATTAGATAGTAAGTGGCACCATATTCTAATATCTTTCTATGTTCACGTGGAAGTACCGGTATATCGTTATCTGAGTCCACTAATGGCACTGGCATCTGGATATAATCTATCTCGACTCGTGTTTGTTTGTCGGGATAAGTATTAAATCGTGCTTTAAGTCTACCTGTTAGTGGTTCCTCATCTAATATTGTGAACCTTGTAGGATTAGATTCACTGATCTCACTTAGAGGATATCCATGTGCAAAAGAACGTGTCTCCAAATAAAATATCTGTCTGTCACTGTCGTCATCTAATGTCTGACCCTTATGAAGTACAAACGGATCAATGAGACGCAAAATAGGATTTACACTAAGTTCAGCAGTATAAGTATATGTATCTTCATAATCATACTGTTGAAATCCCATAACCTTGGCAGCCGATTTAAGTGAATTAGTGCCGCTAGAGAACGTAAGATTAAATGTCTCTGCAGCAGTACCATTAGCAACAACCATCTTACGAAGCACAGTATCATACGAACAAGAAAATGATCCTGTAGTAGCTTCACTACCAGCGTCTAACTGGGTATCTAGTTCTGTTGCTAGAGATGCAGCATCATAATTGCCAACTGTTATAGTTGCTGTACGTTCAGTTTCTGCCTGAACATTTGCTATTGTTCCTGCAGCCTGACTAGCACCATTTGTAATTACAACACCAGTTACTGCAACTACTTCTCCTGGGTCGGCACCATTGATGGTAATTTCCCTGGCACCAGTTACAGTAGCTGAACCAACTTCAGCAAAATCCGTCTGGATCTGCGAAGCTAGTGCAGTCATTGAAGTACTATGATCTGTAATGAATTCCACTGTAGTCATTGCAGTACCATTAATACTCAAATCAATATCATTGTCAGTAACTATGTCAGCATCAAATGTTAGAGTTTGAATTTTACGGAGCCTGAAATCAATCTTGTTATTTGAAGTATCAATGTTAATCAGATCGGAGAAGATCTCATAGTCAAGCTTGAATGCTTTATAACTTAGAGCTGCCCCGGTATCGCCTGTGTATGCAGCATCAAGAGTAAAAGAAGTGTTAGAAGCAGTATGAGCAGCAATTTTAAAAACTTCGCTTCGTCCATCAGCTTTTATATGCCAATCTGCCAAGGAGTCTGTCGGAGCAGAAGAGAATGTCCCTGACGTTGAGCCGTTAGTAAGTGAAATTGTTCCTGTTGTATGTTTAGGCTCCAATGTTATAACAATTGGACGATTTGCGCGCGCCCAGTAAAAATCTTCACCAATCTCAATACCAAATTCACTTCCCCCAGCAATAACCGATTGATACACCGAATTAACGTATTTAAGTGCAGAACTGTCAAAATCGGAAGTACCATCAGTCAGTTCTCCAACTCTATCAAGTGCCCCGTCGACCAGGTCTTTCGTAGATAAAAAGTTTGCCATATTTATCTCGACTTATATACGACTCTGACAATATTCCCAGCATTCGCAGTCCCAAAGTAAGGGATAATTCCCTCAGTTGATTCAAGTAGATGACAACCAGGTTCCATTCCGCCAACATTAGGCACAGTCCATTTGTATGTACCATTGTCAGCTAAAGCTTCTGTGAACGCTAAAAATCTACCAATCCAAATCGCATCACATTGAACAGCCTGTGAAGTTGCTGTAGTTGCAACAACTTTAATTGAATACATGTCACTATCGCCACCAACAGCAGCAGTAGTACCTGCAACCCAATCATGAGGAGGAATAAAAACATGATAAAGATCAGTAGCCGTATACGCAGAAATAGTTTCAACTGTAGTCAACGATGTATAAGCAGTCCCATTATAATACTCAATCGTATAGACAGGAGATCCACCTTCAGCCTGTGAAATAGTAAGTCCTATCAAACTAAAAAGATCTTTACACTGGATTAAATATCCATCATTAACAGTCGTACTAATAAGGTCAACAGTAGTTCCAGCTTGAATGTCGTCAGTAAAATCTACATAGTCTGGAGTTGCAGAAACATCAATATTTCCAGCTTTCCAAAATGCAGGAGTATCACCGTACCTGACACCAATTCCAGCATCTATAGCACCACCACTACGATTAAAAATTTCAGCTTCGAAGATCTCGAATTGTAGGCCCGTCCCCGGGCTTAGAACTTTTGTCTTGCCCTTTTCGTTGTAGCCCCTCATGATCGACTGTAGTGCTTGGCTTGACATCTTTTTTCTCCTTAACATCAGCCTTTACAGCTGTTTTTTGTTTTACGACATCTAATTTTGCCTTAGCAGTCTCTAGAAGCTGTTCTGCTTCTTTCAACTCCCAACTAGGGTCCACTGGCGTACCATCTTCAAAATAATGCTTGCCATCTTTAATGAAGATTGTAGGTTGATGCTGTTTAAAAATGGCTCGATAAGGAGTCACTTTCAGAATGCGTCCAGTTTTCGGATCTCTATGATGCGTTTTTAAAAGTTCTGTTCTATCCACAATAATCTCCCTGAGATGTACAAGAACATCTCCTCCAAGAAAAAGAGTTAAACTACCAACCGTCTACATCAACACGTAAAGTCGTAGCAGCCGGGGCAACAGTATTAGCTACTTCAATCAAAGCGGCATCTGTACCCGAGCTCAGTTCAGCATAGTACATGAGCAACTTCTCAGTACTTAAATCATACTTATAAAGATAACCATCCGTAGCTGACGGTTCACTAAAATTGAGCTTCTTAATCACATTAGGTGTTCCAAATTTAGCTTTAGCCATTGGAACTCCACCCGTGGGATAAGTAAGTGCTCCATCACCAAATGCTACATCAAACGAATTCGATTTATTACCAGAACCCGCTGAAATAGACTGGTCAACTACGGTATAGGTAACGTCACTTGCAGCAAGTGCAGTCATATTAAATCTCCTTGCAATATGTGGGGGTCACTAAGGACCCCCTTATTAATAACATTACGCACTTTCAATTAGTTCAGTATTGTTTCCATGGTACTCAGGATCTGGATCAACTTGTATTGACCAGAAACCTATACCAGTTGGAGTTCCAACACCAACAGTATGAGAAATCTCAAGACTGTCACCAACAGCAAAATCTTCTTCAAGATCTACAAATACTGTCGTGCCAATAGCAGTTCCACTAGGAACAGTTATTGTCGCAATAACTTCTTCGTCAGTTGCTGAAAGAGGTGTAGGTCGCTTAGTGAAAATTACTGTTGGAGCGGTAGTTGTACCACTTACAGCTTCACCAACGGCCGTAAATTGAACGCGCTTAACTGTGCAGTCTTTTATGCATAGCATTTCGCCATGATCCGCACTTGAAGCACCAATATCCATCTCTTTCAATACACCAGCATCTGTCGTAGCTAGTGGAATGTTAGGGATGAAATAGGGTCCACCTGATTCTGGATATGCCATAATTATTCTCCTTTATTCATTTCCCGTAATTATGAACTTGTTACGTGGACTATTCGAGCTTCACCAGCTGTCGCTGTGTCCCAAATAATTCCAAATTCTAAAACACCATACCATGCTACCGAACGTGCGCGACCGAAATCTTGAGGCATTCCAACACGAAGCTCAGGATCTACAGCAACTGCCATAGCAGCAGCATCTCGACCGAAGAATACACATTCACCTAACACAGAACCAGTTCCCTTAGTTCCACTTAGTGCATTTGAATGGTTAACTTCTACGAAACGAATATTTTCGATTCGTCCAATTTCACCATTGTACTTAGCAGATGGATCTGTATATTTTTTCCAATCTTGCCATGCGGGATCACTTAACAGACCACGCTTAGCTTTCGTAGCTATAAGTGCAACATAGTCATCACCTTCATAAGGAGGGCAATGCAAAGTTGAGAACAAATAGTCACGAATCTGCTCAACGTGATAAACGTTTAAGTTTACAGTTGCAGCAGTAGAAGCAGTACCGTCAGTGTCCATAGTCAAGGCAGCGATTCCAGTTGGAATAGCTTTTACTTGTGCAGCTTTGAAAGCAGCAGACGCAGAAGTATCAAGAGTCAATTTCATTTGGTCTCTCAACTTCTGTTGAATGATGTTTTCAAGGTTAATGTGACCAAGATCTTCAGCTAGTGAAGTGAAAGGAACTGATCGACCATATTCACTTACAGTTACGCTAACAGTAGTGATAGTAAGGTCATCTTCAGGAATCCTTTGGTTCTCAGTCAGTTTTCCACTCGTCGGTTCACTTACGTTTGCTATACGAGTGATTGTCACGTTTTCACCTGTGCCGCGTCCGTAACCAGGTTCGGGTCTTACAAATTGCATGAACTTTGTCTCAGCGATGGCAGCCATTCGTAGCTGAGAACTTAAAGCATGGTTTTTGTAAACACCGCTGGGCGCGTCGAAGGTCCATGTTTGAAGTGCCATGTGTTCTCTCCCCTTTGCTCAGTGTTTGTTAACAAGCCTTAAGGTCTGCTACCTAAAGCCACTTCTATATTAGTCTCTCTTTTGATATTGACGCACTTGTTTGATAAAATCAACCGGTTCTTCCTTATTTGGCTCAGTTACAGTGTCACTACTTGGTACATGTGTCACACCAGCAGTAACTGCACCACCTGTCGGCAATGATTTTTCCATTCCAAGTTGCTTCCTCAAAATACTCCCAACCTTATTCAAACCTTCCTGCAATGGTAAATCTTTAAATGCAGGATCAGGTGCATATTTTGAAATTAACGCATTCATCAATTCCTGCTTGCCTGCCAGATCGGGATTATTCTTGTAAAAACTATTTATTGCATCTGTTTGTTCTTGTTTCCAAGCAAGTTCAGACGTAACATGATCGATTGCCTCTTGCTTTGCTTGTTCTTTAGCTTTAGCAAGTGCTGCAGCTGGATCATTAAAAAACTCTTCTTCAAGTTCTTTCATCGGATCAACTTTAGGCACAGCTTCACCAGTAGGTTGCGCCTCTTTTAATCCTTGAGCATAAGCTTCTGCTGCGGCTTTCTGACTTTGTAATTGGTTAACAAAATCAGTCATTTCTTCTTTAGTTTCGAATTCTTTTCCTGCTACTTTAAAAACTTCCTTCTGAGGAAGTGACGTGGGGGAAGTAGCAGACACCTCGGAAGAACTTGGAGACCCTTCCTTGGAATCCTCCCCCGCGTCTAGATTCATAAGTTCAGTACCATCAGTTATGTGTTCTTTATTTTCGGTGTCTGCTGCCATTATTTCGGGCCTCCTTTTAATAAATCGTTTTCTAGTCGGGCACGTTTCTTAACAGCCCGCATAAACTTATTCTCAATCTCATCAAGCACAGCAAGCTTTGCCGCGTCAAGTGGATTTGTAGTACCTTCCCGCACACTCAAAACAATACTATTTACTGTTTCTCGTTTCATTGCATGAATAACATCTTTGAGTACATCCCAAGCGAAAGTAAGTTTTCTAGTATCACTAACGAGATCAATAACGTCTGCTTGCGCCATTAACCACCTCCAGTAGCTCGACTCGGTGGAAAGTCTGGTTTAGGTATTCCACCTTCCTCCTCAACCCTTTCATTAACAGCAGCACCAGCTTGCGGAATATTAGATTGCATATCTGGGCCCCCTTGTGGCTCTGGCCCCGCTGCTATCTCTGCTTCATCAAGCTGTAATTTTTCTGTATTTATATCTAGCGATTTCATAACTTCATCAAGAAGCTTATTAAAATCAAACTTCTGTGAAAACGCTTGCATCAAGATTTCACTAGATCCAATAGTCTGCAACAAGCCCTGAATCTTACGAAACTCCTTAATTTTATTAAGAGTTCTAGTAATTCCAAACACTCTAAACTTAAGTCCATTGACAGTTTCTGCAAATCTTTCTTCAGGCGAAATACTTTGAACTAAATCTGCCCTTGGGCCCAGAATTGCTTTAACATCCTCAAAATGAAGATCATTCATATGTTGCGCAATTGTCATCCAAGATCTTTCAACAACTGCCTCAATAAAACTAACTTCAATGTTTTTCGCCAGTCCCGCAAACACCCCCGTAATAGATTGCGAAGCTTCAACAACTTCAGTCGCTTTCACACTACGAGAGGGGAGCACCCCAAGTCGCAAATCATTCGTAAACGCACTCTGGTTGAACTCGCTGCTCATGGCGTTGTACATATTAAGTGCTTCAGCAGGTACGGAACTTGTATCAACCCGTTCAAGTACCTGTGCGCCAGGTGGCATCGCTTGCGTAACTGCTAAACTTGTTCCTGGTGGTATACCTCCACTAATTTGCTCGGGATCATCTAACCATTCAGGACGATATTGTTTAATTCCGTGCACTCCCATCATCGCACCATCAACCATCAAATTATAAAGTTCATTCATAGCCATATTGTGACGAGTAGGTGCATCCATAACAGCTTTATGCCAAACAGAATTGGGAACTCTTTCAATTGGTGTAACTACGAAAGGAGACTTCTGATGCCACAAAGGGTTTGGAGTGGGCTTCTGTATGAGCGTCTTTTCATCCGCAACCGTTGCAACAATGTTTTCGTAAAGTAACTCACCAGTAGTAGGATCAACAATATTTCCCCAAAACTCGTCAAGAACAATAGTTGACCTTTTACTGCCACCTTCTGTGGTATTTTGCGCAGTTTCTGTATGTTTGTCTCGTTCTCTCTCACTTAACAATCCGCTACTTGGTTGCAAGGATTTAACCGCTTCTAAATCATAGGTAGACCCTGGCATCTTAGCAAGTTCTAAAAGCTTATAATAATCCATCTCAATTCGCTGGATCTCATACAAACCCCGTCCAGTTGGATCTGGATACCAATCCTCTTGCCGCACCAAATCAATACACAGTTGCCAAACCTTATTTTCTTTTTCCACTAGACGTTTTTTGATGTTAATTCCGTCGACTTCATCTCTAACAATAAATTGTGGTTTATTGACAAACTTGCCATGCACCTTCGCAATCATAAGAGAACCAAGAAGTCCAAGTTTAAGTGCATCACTAACTTTAGTATTAAAACCAACAAGTTCAAGTTGTCGTTTCGTTAATCGTCGCACATCCTCTGGACTAATTGTAAGTGCTTCAGGTGCAATACCAGGAGCAGTATCAACTCTAAACCAATCACCAATATCAATAAGCCCTTGTTGAATGAACGCAGAAATTTGTTCTACAGCAAGATTTACCTTACCCAGAAATTCCTGACTTTGTCCTTCAACCTTATGAAAGTAACTAGAGCGCAAATGAAAACAATCGAAGTTTAATCGATTAAGATCCATTCGATCTCGTTTAGCATCATAGGCTTCGTCAAAATAATTACGAACAAGTAATACTATTTCTTCTTTGGTTTTGGTGCCATTCGCCACAATCTATCTCCAATTCTTTCTGTCTCGGTCTCCCACGTCTTTGGTGGACCCAGTTCAGTTTTACCTAGGTTATTTTTCGCATCCATAAAAGTATAATGCGGGCTAGGTACATGAAAAAATTTATCCTGCCTATCTATAATATTTTTAACACCAGCACACACGTATTGCAAAGCATCGTGTGGATGTGAATGCTCATCTTTTAGTGGCCTAGGGTTCATACTTTCAATATCGTTCATCCGATCAGGATATCTATAACCACCTTTGAAACCTCTGGCAAGTACTGGACAATATTGTAAACTAAGTTGCAAACAGCCACTGTCTTTAACTCTTCTCGTTAAAAAATGTTCTACAGAAGTTCTTCGCGGTTCAAACGCAACAGGTCCAGGAAAAGGATTTAATTTATAACTAGTTAACACATTTGCACAACTAGTCATATCCGTTTCACTTCTCTTATAACCTGCCGGATCAATATAATCCCGATAATCATGTTTCTGATCAACCCATTCCGGATAAAGCACTTTAAGATGTTGCAACACCATCGGAACAAACTTTGTCGCACTCATATTCTGCGCAACAAATTCTCTCATAATAACAAGTACATCACCTTGAAGTTGTGCAACCACACACGCAGGTGTAAGTCCAAAATCCCAACCTCTCAAAAGTGGAAGTCCAGATTGGGGAAGAAGTTCACCCTTCACTCCGTGAACTTCTTCATTGTAATCCTCATAAACAGGAAGTCCCGCAAAACTTTCCCATTGTAATTCATACTCTTGCAAGTACTGACGTATTGGCATACTAGCTTTAATGCGTGCCCAATAATCTTCACTTTGTTTCTTTTCATCAGCACTATAGTGAATCTGATAAATCACAAATTGATTTTTAGGATTTCTCCAAAGCTCAATCCCTGTCATCGGAAATTTATGATCCATGTTGACTTTGCTCCTTAACTCAGCTTATCATTATCATGTTTCTTTTTTATTTTTTAACCGTTTTTCTTTTTTCTTTTGTTAAACACAAAAGGCATAAAAAATCCCGGTTCGAAAATAACAAAAGGGACAGGGGAGGAGACGCACTGGGTGCTCGACATCTGGTGCGTCTTTGTTTTCACTATCTTACATCCAACTGATCGAATACAAGTGACTTGAAAAATCCGGGACCGGGACTACTGATTGCAGTAAACCTTCCACCACCTTCTAGTGTCGGAAAAGAAGCGGAATACATTTCTTGAGCGTTGTCCCAGAATGCCATTTCGTCTGCGAGTATTCCAGAAAATGTGAACTGACGGAGCTGGTCCGCCCCACTCGGGAAACCCATAATTTTGCTTTCTATCTGCGGGAATGATAGCTCACAATATTTGTATTTCCATTCGGGCACCAAGTCGGGCGGCAGCCCCTCAAGGTTTTTCAAAATGAAAACGGCCCGCTTGATTAGGTCGTCGGAGTCATCTTCCTTTTTGGAGACGATTGCATTGTTGCGACCAATGTGGAACATGGTGTCCCAAAGGTAGAGGATGAGATTGCTCCAGGTCATGAACATTCGTCGGGATTTTGGGACCGCGATGAAATGCTCACGAACCCAGAGCTTGAAATAAAGTTTGAGGTACTCTTGGTGAGCGGGGAACCGCTTGATGGGGTTGGCGGGGTCCACTTCGTCCTTGGTGTTGACGTGCCGAACGGCGAATTCCCAGGGGTCGTTTCTGACGAGCTGGAAATCGGATAGGATTTGGGCGTCAGAATTAGAAGAGGAGATTGTCTCCCTTTTTGCGTCTGCCTCGCTTAACTTTTCCACGTTTTAGTTCCCTGTATGCTTTCAATTGACGAAGTTTGCGGCGGGGGTCGAGGAGATCCACTTGGATCCCTGAGGTATCTTCTGCCCAGGGGCTCTCAAGGGAGAGTCGGGGCGATTTGCGTTTTTTACGTTTTCCCATTCGGGCCACCTCCAGATTTTAGTATAGCAGAACAGCGGGCAGCTAATGCTCGGAGTTTGTCGGAGATGGATTCGGATGTCGAGTTGAAATTTTCAGTTTCTGTTTGTGATTGTGTGGCATGGGGCGATGCGTAACGACGGGACTCGGTGCGCTTGAAGCGACGAAGTAACTCGATTTGTGATTGTGTGAACTTTTTAGTCATCCAGGTTCTCCTCTAGCCATGAATCGAGTTTGTCGGGGTTATTTTGTGATTGTTGGGGTAGGGGGAGGGCTGGGACTGCGGCGGGGGTTGATTCGAATACTTGTTTTTCTTGCTGTTTGTTGAGGAGGCCCACGGAGTCAAGTGCTTCAAATAATTCGCGGATGGAGGATTTCTCGGACTCGCCGGATGGGCGGGGTTTTCCGAGGATTCGGTCCATGAAGTCATGTGCTGCGGTGAGTCTAGTTGCGGGGGGTGTGTCGGGGTCGTCCATTATGGATTCTGCGGTGTCTACGGCTTTTAGGCCGGTCTTTTTGATGCGGGATTCGAGGTTGTGACCGTAGATCTGGGCGCGCTTGGCTTCTATGGATGATTTTATGGTGGAGTCGTTTAGGAGGGCGGAGACGCGATTGGGGGAGAGGCCGGAGGCGCGGATTATTTCTTGCTGCGTCATTCCTGTGGCGGCAAAATATATTAAATTTCTCATGTTGTTGGTTAGTCGAGGTTTTTTCGCCATAAATGCTTTCTAACTTACATTTTAGCATATGGGAAGTATGATTCGGTGCGGCATTATTGAATCTAGTTGGAGTTTTGGGAGGATCATAGCAGAAGCACAGGGGTCCTACGCACTCCTTGTAGGGGTGTAGGGGGGTAGGGTCATATATAGCCCCCCAGAAGCTCTGGGCACCCCCTACAATCGCATCTTTTTTTACCCTAGTCCACCTGCATACCCTTGCATTGAACTCATCCAGTGCTCAATACGCTCTTCTGACAGTGAAACAGTGTCCCTAACCCCATAAATTCATACTGTCAAAGGGTAATATGACACATACGGGGCAGCTTTTCGGAAAAATTAAAACCTTCTTTAACGCGCGTGCTCCTCTATATAAGAATAATAATTTATGACACACTGCTCATTTTTTCTACATATAGACAATTAATTTTTTTCCAAAAAGCTAGCCTCTACATCTCACATTACCCCTGGCCCTTCGGGCCAACCACATTACCCCTTGACAGTCCCATATCCTTTTGCTACTATGAAACTAGCAGACAGGCCTTACGGCCTGAAACCTCGAAAGGAGACCCAAATGAAACACACTCCCGGCCCCTGGAAAATTTCATACATGGTTGAAACAAGCGATTCATCACAAGAACCAAACGCATACTCATACGTCATTAATCATGGTGATATTGAGTTGGAGCAGCATAAAGCCAACGCCACCCTCATCTCAGCCGCCCCCGACATGCTAGAAGTCCTAATCTCAATAGCCCACGACCCCGGTTGTCCAGAACACGTTGTAGCTTGCATTGCTGACGTCGTAGACAAAGCCACCGGAAAGGAAAAATAACCATGAGCCACCACGAAACCGAAAAATACTATGAGCACCTAATAGAATCCCACATCTCCCTAATCTACTGTCTCCCAACCGAAAACCTTGAAGCCGAGGGCTACCACTGCACCAATCCCGCTTCCACCTCTGACATCTACAATGCAATTGACGCCGCCCTTTCCCGAGGCCACGACACCATCTACATCCACAACAAGGAGTACAAATAATGAAATGCCAAGAATGCGACAAACCATTAGACTGCGACGAAGAACTCGCCGCCAATGACGGCAACCACCTCTGCTACCGGTGCCGCAACCAAGACGAAATCTACGAGCGCCACAAGGACTTCCTCATGTTCGACCGTCCCTGCCCTGCGCCACAAGAACCCCAAGAACCAAAGGAGCTAAAATGACTCAACCCCAAAAAACCACACCAACCCTAGACCTCGATGACCCCAAAGTCCGCGAAATCATTGACTCCATGCTCTACCTCCTCAACTTCCACTGGTCCAAATTCAAAGAACCAATGGCCTCCAACAAGCTCTCCGGCCGATTCGCCCGCAAGCTCTACACCCACACCTCCTACACAGACTTCCTCCCCTTCCTAAACGACCTCCACGCCACCGAAATCATCCACCGAATCTACGGCCGCGATTCCTCCGTCTACATCTACCCCCCATTTTTCTGGCAAATCCTAGAAATGGACCGCTGTGGCATCCACGAAGCATTCATCAACTACACCACCCGCAAAAAGGGCAGTGCCCGTTCCCACTACGTCGACGAATACGACACCCTCCTCGAAAAAGCCCTCCGAACCCTAGTAACCTCAAAAAGGAGTCCCCAATGAATCCTAAAATACTACTAATCCTTATTTTACTTTCGTCCAGTGCAGCAACTACATCCTACGCATCCTGCTCCACAATCTACAAGTGCTGGGGTTTCACCTGCCGTTGGGTCTCAACCTGCGACAATTCCAACTCTGCATTCGGGACAAACTCTCTCAACACCATCAACCCCGAGCCATCCCCATTAACCCGACCGCAATCACCATCCCTATACAATCTTCCAAAGTCCAACACCACCAACCCATTCGACACCAACCAAAAGGAGCGTTACCAATGGAAAAACTAACAACAATCACCTTCCATTCCGAGACCCTATCCCACGCAGCATCCGCAATGGGATCCCTAGTCCTAATAATCTTCTACCTCGGCCTAGCAATAACCTTCACATCCATCTTCACCTACTTCACCCTATCTCTAGCAACACTAGTGCGAGTCCAGTACGCCAAGTTAAAAGGAGCATCCCCATGTACACCAGACAAACCAGCTTAGAAGCCTATGACTACATAATATCTACCGGTGTCATTGGTAAGCGCCAACGCCAGGTCTACAAAGCCCTTTACATCTATGGTCCAATGACTGCCAACGAAACTTACGAAGTACTAAGTCGCCAACGAGGTAAATCTCTCCGATTCGACTCCAACACCCACGCCCGTTTTACCGAACTCCGTGAAATGGGCATCGCACAAGAACTAGGCACTCGCACCTGCAAAATAACCGGACGCAACTGTATACTTTGGGACGTCACAGCTCACTACCCCCGCAAGCGTTCCAAGCGCAACTCATTATCCCTAAAACAAAAACTTGCAATAGCAAAAGAAGCCCTCACCTATTACAGCAACCTCGATTTATTCGAAGGTCACATCGCACGAGAAGCCCTAGAAAAAATCACCACCCAAAAGGACCCCGATCATGAGTAAAATGAAAGCCCTCGACCTCTCCCTAAAATCCCTGGAGCACGAGCTCAACATCCTCGCCAACCAACTAGTCTCCCGGCACATCGCAATCGTAGCCGCCCTCGAATCCAAGAACACCAAGTTCATCCTCGATTTCCTGGGCGACCTCCAAACCACCTTCAAAGCCCCCTCTAGCCCCGAGGTCCTATCCCTCAGTGACATTGCAACCCAACTCCAATTCCTCGACCAAGAAATCACCGCCATCATCTCCGACCACACTGCCCTCAACTAACTCCCCGCGCTGCAAGGGACATATAATGATCTTTGTGTCCCCAGCACCCCGCACCACAAGTATGCTATACTACAAGGTAAAGGGTGGTGTGGTTGGCTACCAAACTAAAAGATTTGATCCCCATAATCGTAGCAATAGCAGCTGTCATCACCTTTTCATTTTCCACCTTTGCCACCATTGACTACGTCAAATCCACCACAACCACAATCCGCTCCGACACGATCCGGGCCCTCAACGACCTAACCACCGAGGTCCGCAAGGTCCGCGACAAGCTCTGGGAGCTAGGCAGGTCCAATGACAAAAGACGATGTCCATAACCTGCGCTGCACTCTCCTGCACGAATTCGACAAACACTGGAACCACATAAATAAGGGTTATGTATCTGCCTACCCCCTAGCTTACGACATGTACTTCTCTGGCGTCACCCAAGCTCTCGAAATGATTGGACTAGACCCCGACGACACAAAATCCCTATTCGGTCCCCTCCTCACCAAACTCATCCCTCCAACCACCCACTGAGGCTAACGCCACGAGATCCAGTGCACCAAGCACAGTCGGGTACAAAAAACCCCACTAACTTCCTTGACACCAACCCATACCCCCGCTAACACTTTTCAAGTAGCAGGCATTGGTGAGGGGTTACAACAAAGGAGACCAACATGGAAATTTTTAGTATTGATGATCATTTAGCACTAGGCAAACTAGTAAAACGATTTCGATCTGTATATCTAATGGATCGAAAACATCAAGATGTAATCAAAGCAATGAAAGCATTAGATGCATTCAAGATGGAAGCAGATAATATTGTATGCAGAGAAAACCCAGACTTACCCGACAGAATAGTAAACACTTGTTACTACGGAAAGGATCAATCATGACAGTAGGAATAAAAGAAACTAAAGAACTAATCGCAGGCCTCGACGTCATTGCCACAACTGCCATAAAGGTAATGGACGACGGCAAAATCAATCTCTCCGATCTAGCTTATGCAATGGACCTCTTCAAAGAGCTCAACACCCTCATCGAATCCATCAAGGGCCTTTCCGAGCTACCCACAGAATTTAAAGATCTTGACAGCGCAGAAATTATGGATCTTGGAGCCGATGCCTATGCCCTATTCATGAAAATCTACACCGCAATCAAAAACTAGGACCCAAAATATGAAAACAATAATTTTTTTATTATCGCTTTTACTATTTGCATGTGCCACAACTCCACCCCCCATACCACCTTCCTACCCTATCCAAGTCTGCGACAAAATTTGGGGTGAAATAGATTATAAGTATTGTTTTTACCGTGTGGGCCAGAGCCCAGATGTGATTATTTTCCTACATGGAGCTTTAGGAAGTCATAAAAGTTGGCACTCCAGCAAATTTTCCAGCTTCAAACACTTCTTGGAGCTTCAATCCATCATGGGCGACGAAAGGCAGGATGATGAGTGAGGAAGAAAATTTATTAACTGAAGCACGATATAATTTCCTCGAAAAACATAAGAAGGCTAATTTCATACAATATTTTAAAGAGGAAGTGCATGCAGCTATTTATATTTTCCAGGGGAGTAAATTACAGGCCGAATATGATTTAGAATACTTTTTCTCAAAGGTTACGGATGCTGAAGCGTTGGAGAAGATAAATGAATGAGAAGCAGCAAGCTAGGATGGAAGAAGCTTTTCAAGATTGTTTCAGGGAGGAAACCAAACCAATTACTCTTATTAATACACAGATTCCAATTAAATATACAGATGCTGAAGAAACGGAAGCAAATGAATGGTTTCGTGATGGTTATACCGCTTGCCATAAACATGCTGAGAAGGTGTTGGTGGAAGAAATAAAAAGCTATATCGATGAGCTTTCACATCCTCATTTAGTTTGCAACAAGTTGGTAGAAGCTCTAGCTCAATGGCAAGGCGACGAAAGGACTGAGTGATGGACAAGCAAAAGCTTGAATATCTTGATTTACTCACAGATCCAGATAATCATTCTCCTTATCCACCAGGTAATTTAGAGCGTAGTGAAATAAGGTGGCTCATTAGTAAATTAAAAATAGCCTGGGCTGAACTAGAACAATTACAACGAAAAAAGGAAGGCGAGTTATTTCCGATTTCACAAGAAATCGCTGATATGAATACGACAGAAAACATCAAGTTGAAAGAACAAAACGCCATCTACAAAGAAGCTTTGGAAACAATAGAAACTTGGGATGTGGATATCGTGGAAGGAAAGTTTATATTCAAACAATCAGATGTAGCAATTCAAGCCCTCGCTAAAGCTGCCAAACTAGAAACTAACAAAGGAGATTAACATGCCATTAAAAGATGGAACAGGGCCAGAAGGTAAGGGTCCAAGAACGGGCAGAGGCAAAGGTCCGTGTAAACCCAAAAAGAAAACTATAAAAAATAAACCTAAACCAAAGAAGAAATAAATTTGGTATTGTTAACATGTGGA